CAGGTGGGGTTACTCAATTTTTAACAAGCTGTCCAGCAGGTGATGTTTTTGCTTTCAATATTCCAGAAGATGGAATTTTATTTGAAAGTGGAATGACTACATCAGCAATCGGAGCTGATATTTCAGCGACTGTACTAATAGACAAGTAGGAGGCTAAATGGCTACCTCTGGAACAACAACTTTTGAATCAAGTTTTTATATTGATGATATAATTACTGAAGCCTATGAACGTATAGGTATGTTTGATTATTCAGGTAATAATATAAAAACTGCTAGACGTTCTTTAAATATAATGTTTCAAGAATGGGCAAATAGAGGTTTGCATTATTGGGAAATTAAAAATAATTCTATTACATTAGTTGATGGTCAATCTGAATATACAATGTATAGATCAACTGCAGATGGTACATCAGATGCAACAGCTGTTTATGGTGTAGATGATGTTTTAGAAATGTCTTATAGAAATTCTTCTTCTGTTGATTTTCCACTTACAAAAATAAATAGATCTGAATATCAATCTCTTTCAAATAAAACAGACGAAGGAACTCCAACACAATATTTTGTACAAAGGTTTATAGATAAAATAACAGTTACTTTATTCTTAACACCCGGTTCTACAGAAGCCGGAAATTTTATTAATTATTATTATGTTAGTAGAATACAAGATGCAGGTTCTTATACAAATAATGCAGACGTTCCTTATAGATTTGTTCCTTGTATGGTTTCAGGTTTATCTTATTACTTGTCTCAAAAATTTGCACCTCAAAGAACTCAAGAAATGAAATTATTATATGAAGATGAACTTCAAAGAGCGCTACAAGAAGACGGCTCTTCTAGCAGCTCGTACATAAGTCCTAAGGTGTATTATCCAAGTGTCTAATACTGCTTCAGGAAAATATGCAAAATTTATTTCTGACCGTTCTGGTATGGAATTTCCATATAAAGAAATGGTCAAAGAATGGAATGGTTCTCGTGTACATATTTCTGAATTCGAACCTAAACAACCACAATTAGAACCTAAACCACACACAGCTGATCCACAAGGTTTGCAAAATGCAAGACCTGCAAGAGTTGAACCTGCAACAGAAAGTTTATTACCAGGTAATCCATTTAATTTTACTTCAGGCTCAAGTATTGTAACTGTTACAGAACCTGGTCATGGAAGATCTACTGGTAACACTGTTGTATTTAGAAATGTAGATGGAAGTCCAGGTGGATTAGCTTATACAGTGTTTGAAAATGCTTCAGGATTTAGTATAACAGTTATAGATACAAATAGTTATAGTTTTGATTGCGGAAGTAATGCAACATTAACAGGAAAATCAGGAGGAATGACTGTGACCGCAGGTCCAGTTACGTTAACACCATGAATTACAGCGAACTTACAACAAACATTAGAGACTACACAGAAGTTGATAGTAATGTATTAACACAAAGTATTATAGATACATTTATTGAAAATGCTGAGTTTAGAATCATGAGAGATATTGATTCAGACCAAAACAAAAGATATGCTACCGCTCCTTTAATCAGTGGTCAAAGATTTATTAATGTTCCTGATAATACTTTAATTGTTAGATCAGCTCAAATAGTAGATTCTGATGGTGTAGGTCAAGCAAATAATAGAGATTTTTTAGAATATAGAGATACTAGTTTTATGTCTGAATATAATTCTAGTGAATCTAGTGGAGTACCAAAATATTATGGTATGTGGGACGATAATACATTAGTTTTTGCTCCAACACCTAATGCTGGATATACAATTCAACTAAACTATATCTTGAAAAATCCAGGTTTATCTAGTACTAATACTACTACATACATAAGTACAAATTTTCCCAATGGGCTTTTGTATGCATGCTTAGTTGAAGCATATGGTTTTCTAAAAGGACCAAATGATTTATTGCAATTATATGAGGGAAGATATAAACAAGTAGTTGAAGGCTTCTCTATAGAACAAATGGGAAGAAGAAGACGAGATGAATATCAATCAGGTGTTCCTCGAGTCGGAGGAAAATAAGGAGATTAAATATGGCTATAACACAAGCGATTGCAAATGCGTTTAAACAACAATTGTTAGAAGGTGACCATAACTTTAAATCAAGTGGTGGTGATGTTTTTAAATTAGCTCTATATACTTCTTCAGCTACTCTAAACTCAACTACAACTGCTTACGCTGCTACAAATGAAGTTTCAAACTCAGGGCAGTATACAGCGGGCGGTGGAGCATTAGTTAATAATGGAACTTCAATCGGAAGTGGTACAGGTCAAGGTGTTGCATTCGTTGATTTTGCAGATAGATCTTTTACAGGTGTAACATTAACTGCTAGAGGGGCTTTAATCTATAACACTTCGTCTGCCACTACAAATGCAGCTGTTGCGGTTTTAGATTTTGGAGGAGATAAAACAGCTACATCAGGAACTTTCACAATTCAGTTTCCAGCAGCTACAACTTCAGCAGCCATCTTAAGAATCTCTGGATAGGAGGATAAAGTGGCTCTGGTTATAAATGATAGAGTTAAAGAAACAAGTACAACTACCGGAACAGGTACTTTAGATCTTGGAGGAGCGGTTCAAGATTTTGAAACATTTGTTGCAGGGGTTGGTACAACTAATACGACTTATTATTGTATAATAAATTCTGGAACAGGTGAATTTGAAGTTGGTATTGGAACAGTAACGGACGCAACTCCAGATACTTTATCTAGAGATACGGTTATTTCTTCTTCTAACTCGGATGCTTTAGTAAATTTTACTTCAGGAATAAAAGATGTTTTTTGTACTCTTCCTGCTAAAAAAACAATGTCACCGGTTATGGATGCAACAAGTTATGTTGTTACACATAGCTCAACAATATCAGAAGATCAAACAATAGATTCAGGTGTTCTAGCAGGCCCCGTAACAATCACAGGAACACAAACCGTAACAGGAACCTTGGTAATTATATAATGAGTCAATTAGAAGTAGATAAAATAATACCTCAGTCAGGTACTACTCTTACCTTAGGAGATACCGGAGATACAATTAATTTTGGTAGTGGTGTATTACCAAACTTTGAAAACCTAACGGTTACTGGAGATTTAACTGTTGATACTAATTCTTTAAAAGTTGATAGCACAAATAACAGAGTTGGTATTGGTACAAGTTCTCCAACACAAGCATTAGATGTCGTAGGAAACCTAACAGCAAGTGGTACTGGAACATTTGTAAATGAATCTAGAGTACAACAGTTTGCTTCACAGAGTGATTTAATTATACAAAGAGCGCAAGGTTCTTCAGGTTCACCTACAGCAGTTGCTAATGGTCAAACGTTAGGAGTTTTAAGTTTTAAAGGATATACTTCTGCAGGTGTTTATAGAACTGGTTCTTCTTTAACAGCTAGAGTAACACAAGGAGTTAGTGGAGATGAATTGCCAACATCTTTATATTTTTCTACAACTGCAAATGGAGCAAATTCACCTACAGAACGTATGCGTATAACAGATGCAGGCTTGATTGGGATTGGTACAACTTCTCCTAATTTACAATTAGATATTACAAATACAACAGGTGCAAGTGGATTAGAATTACATAGAAATTTTTCTGGTAATGTTAGTAGTGCAACTAATGCTGGTGGTTTAGATTTTACTCTAACAGATACAGCTACTTCAAATCAAGTTGTTGCTAGAATTAATTCTCAAGGAGAAGCAGGAACTGGAGATGCTTTTGGTGGTATTATGAGATTTTTTACTTCAGCTAGTTCAGGTACTTCTACAGAACGTATGCGTATCGACTCATCTGGAAATGTAGGTATTGGTACAAGTTCTCCTGCCAAAGCATTACAAATTGTAAAATCAGATGACTATGCACTAAGAGTAGGTGCATCAGATTATCATTGGGATTTAGGTTCTATTAGTGGAAGCTCACCAAAACTAAATGCAGTAGGAACAAGCACTTCAGCTATTTTTGAAATTAATGGTAGTGAGAAAATGCGTATCAACCCATCTGGAACTTTATTAGTAGGAAGAACTGGTACTACAGCTACTAACACTGGATTAGAATTAGAAGGAACAGGAACAATAGTTTCCAGAAGAAATGGTAATGTTTGTATGTTCTTAGATAGAAAAACATCTAATGGAACAATATTAGAATTTAGAAAAGATAATTCAACAGTTGGTAGTATTGGTACTGGTAATGGATTTTTACATATTGGTAAAGGTGATACTGGAATTGGTTTTGCTTCTGATGATATTATTCCATACAATCTAGATACACTTGCTACAAGAGATAATGGAATAGATTTAGGTGGTTCTGGGTATAGATTTAAAGACCTATACTTAGGTGGTGGTCTATATGTTGGTGGCACAGGCACAGCAAACAAATTAGACGATTACGAAGAAGGAACTTGGACACCTACTGATGCAAGTGGTGCAGGTCTTACGTTTGCTTCTAGTTCAGGACAATATGTAAAAATTGGTAAAATGGTTTATCTAGGTGGTAATATAAATTATCCTGGTAATGGAGATAGTTCTACTATGCTTATTGGTGGACTACCTTTTACTTGTGCAAATATTGGCTCTGCTGACCAATATGGTGTTGCTGTTGTTTCTACAAATGTTGGTGCTAACCATCTATTTAGAATACAAAAAAATACAACAAATATTCTTCCAAGAACAAACACAAACACAGTTATAGCTAATTCAGTTTACAGTAGTAAATTTTTTCAATTTTTTGGACAGTATCAAACAACTTAACAACAAAGGAGATAAACTATGGCAAGTGAAATAAAAGTAAACAAAATATCTCCTGAATCGGGAACCACATTAACTTTAGGTGATAGTGGGGACACGATTAATTTTGGTAGTGGTGTATTACCAAACTTTGAAAACCTAACGGTTACTGGAGATTTAACTGTTGATACTAATTCACTTAAAGTTGATTCTGCAAATAACTTTGTAGGAATAGGAACTGCAAGCCCTAGTGTTGCATTAGATGTTGTCGGAGCCATAACTGCAACTGGAAATATCACAGGAACACTGGCCACTGCAGCTCAGCCTAATATTACATCAGTTGGAACTTTAACTTCATTCACATCTACTGGTATAGATGACAACGCAACAAGCACAGCTATTCAGTTAAATTCAAATCAACACGTAATATTATATGGTGGTCAAATTCAAAAAACTAATAATACTTCAAGTATTACTTATAGTGGTGGAAGTAACTCAAACGCAGGTGCTAACTTAACTTTATTTGGTGGCTCTCATGCTACTACTCCAAATGTTGCTAGATTTAGAAGTAATGCTACAGAAGTTATGCGTATCACATCAGCAGGAAATGTAGGTATTGGTACAAGTTCTCCAAATGGAAAATTACAATTAGTTCCTTCTGCTGTAGATACAGCAATATTTTCAATTAGAAGACAAGACCATGCTTCTACAAATTTATTTGAAATTTTCCAAGACAGTAATATGGTTGGTGGTACTGGTGGCGCTCATTTAACCACAAACAATAGACCATTTGCAATTACTACTGATCCCAGTAGCACACTTGGTAATGGCTTATTTATAGATATTTATGGTAATGTTGGAATAGGAAATACAAATCCTGCAGATTTTTCTGGTGCAGGCGGACAAAATTTAGTAGTCGGTTCTGGTTCTGGTGCAGAAGGTATGACTATTTACTCTGGAACAACATCAGATGGAGTGCTTGGTTTTGCAGATGGTTATTCAGGTACAGAAGATTATAGAGGATTTTTAATTTACAAACATAATGGTGATGCTTTTCAATTTGGTACTTCTTCTTCAGAAAGAATGAGATTAAATTCTACTGGATTAGGTATTGGTACAACTTCTCCCACAGATATTCTTGATATAAGAAAAAGTACTTCAACATCTTATGATGCAAGTTCAGTACAATCAGGTGGTGCAAGACTTTCTATCTTTAATACGAACAATACATTAAGCGATACTTTTGCTGATATACATTTTAAATGTCACTCAACCAGTTCAGGTGAAGCTAGGATTGGTATGGAGCTAACATCTGTATCTAATTCAGATTTATTTTTTATTACAGAAAATTCAAGTACTTTATCAGAAAAAATGCGTATTAAAAATAATGGTAACGTAGGTATTGGTACAAGTTCTCCACAACAACAATTAGATATTAGTTCTACAGCACCAAGAATTAGATTTTCAGATACATCTGTTACCAATCTTCGTCATGTAATTGGTAGTGAAGCTAATGATTTAGAAATTAGATGTGATGATGGAAATGTTCAAGCAGATTCACATATAGGATTTAAAATTGATGGTTCAGAAAAAATGCGTATCTACAGTTCTGGTAGAGTTGGAATTGGAACTTCATCTCCATCTAAAACATTAGATGTAGCAGGAGACGCAACAATTAGTAGAAATGATACACCATTATATTTAAACAGAACTGGTTCTGATGGAGAGATTTTAAGATTTTCAAAAGATGGAACACCAGTTACTAGTTTGAATGTAGAAAGTGGTTCACTAAGTGTTAGACGACCATCTGGTACTAATGGTCTTATCCAAACTTTTGGTCAACCTACACATGGTATAGTTGGTGCAATAGGAAACACATCAGTAGATTTTTATATTACTAATAATTATTCTGGTAGTACCGATAGAGCAGGACTAAAATTAACAAATAATAATAAAGTTCTTCCAATGGAAAATGATGCTAGTTCTGACAATGTAACAGATTTAGGCTCGACTACTTTAAGATGGAAAGACCTATACTTAGGTGGTGGTCTA